AAGTAATTGCAAAGGTACAATCTGAATTTTCTAAGGAAATTGAAGGATTAAAAGAAATCAATTCTAAATTTGAAAAGCAAATTGAAACATTGGTATCTGAATTAGATAAAAACGAAAAAAGAAAATTTAACACAAACGCTCCAGTAACTAAATCTTGGAGAAACTTTACAAAATAAAAAGATGAAAAATTTAAAAACAAAAATTAAAGACAAATTCGGTTGGGATGTTGCTGCATTACCAGCTTATATTGACGAACAATCTGCTGATATTTACACAGATTTACTTTACACTTCTGGATTAACTTCAAGAGTTAATGTATTAGAAGGAGTAAAAGGAAGTCAAACGATTAAATTACTTAATCCAAACTTGGCATTGCAAAGTGGAGATGCTTGTTCTACAACTGCAAGTGGAACTATTGTATTTGATGGAAAAAACATTGCAACTTCAAGATTAATGATTCTTGCTGAATTATGTAATGACACACTTGAAGATACTTGGGCTCAATTACTATTGTCAATTGGTGCAAATAGACAGGATAGAGATTTACCAATGGAAGATGTATTGACTGCTTACATTATCAAAGAAACTAAGAAAAAGAATCAAGATGTAATGTTCAATGGAGATACTACTTCTGGAGATGCTGAACTTGCTTTTTATGATGGATTTGTAAAGAAATGGGATGCTGATGCAAACCTTGTTTCTGCAACTTCAACTGATGCAACTATTACAATCGCAAATGCTTTTGCAAATGCAAAATTAGTTGCTGATGCAATTCCTTCTGTATTATTTGACAATGGAGCTGAGGTTGAAATGATTTGTGGACGTGGATTCGCAAACAAAATCTTAACTAACATTTACAATGATAAAGATTACTCAGCAATATTAGATGTTGCTTATGAAGGTTCTGAAATGAGTTTCATACTTCCAACAACAAATGTTAGAGTTAGAACTTATCCTCAAATGAATACAACTGCAAATGCAAGTAAATTATTCGCAGTACCTTATTCTTACATGTTCTTTGCAACTGATTTGGATTCTGATATTGATGGATTGACTGTTAAATATCTTGAAGAGTCTGAAAAATTAAGACTAAGAAACTTATTTAGAAGTGGTGTTCAGTATGTATACTCTGAGTATTTTGTAAAATTAGTATTGGCATAAGCCAGTCAAAACTTAAAAATTAAATAACTATGTGCGAATTAACCGCTGGTTATACTAAACCACCTTGTGCTTCCTTTGGAGGTACAAAGTCGGTTGTAGTTTATAACACAGAAAACCAAACTGCAATTACTATTGTAGCAAATGTTGTATCGTCTGTAACTGTAACGGCTGGAAAGTCTTTCAGAATTACTCCAGATATGGCATCTATTGACTTTACGGAAACGGCAACAAGGTCAAGAGAAAACAACTCAATATTCTTTGCTTCAACTTGTGCAATCACTTTAAAAGATGATACACAAGCGACAAGAGATTTAGTTGACTTAATCTCAAAAGGATTTATTACTATTGTTCAAGAAAAAGAAAACGGAAATAACTTAGTTTATGGAAGTGGAAACGGAATGACTGTTGATACATCTGCAATTACTACTGGAATGAATTATGAGGACTTAAATGGTGTCGTTATAAGTTTAGTAGGGAAAGAATCTTACATTGCACCAAGTATTGCAACTGGAGATATTCCAACTGTTTAATGAAAATTAAAAAAGAATACATAGGAGGGAAAGTTTACTCAAAATCTTTGGGTAGACTTATCTCCATTTGTGAAGAAAATATCGAGATACTTAAAAAGGATAATTTAAACCATTTATATGTTACTACTAAAGCAAAGCGAAACAAACAATATAGTGTTGAGCCTTCAACAATTAGTGACAATAGCGAATCCTAATTATTTATTTTCATTTTTTCATCAGCAAAAAAGAGAGTACTTCAATTTCTATTTGACTGCACAAAGCGTGTCAAATAGATTTGATTTATTTTTGCTATCTTTACCAAGTGATGCAGATTTACCAAAGGGTAATTTTCTGTATTATGTTTACGAGAGTGAAGATGCAACTATAACAACCGAAGGCAAGAATTTACTTGCACAAGGAAAAGCAGAAGTTGTTACAGAATTTCCAGTTGGAGATTACTATACAATTAATACAACAAATTCAATAAATTATGTCCAATAAGAAAACTGGTTTTATACAAAAAAATATAAATATTCCAGATTCTTTTGAAAAGGACAATAAAAGGGATAATATTATAAATTGGGGAAATGATAATTTCTATCCTTATTTTCTTAACTTCCTTTATCAAAATTCAGCAATCCAATCTGGAATTGTAAACTCAAAAGTACATTATACAACTGCTGGAGGATTAGGATACGAAGGAACTGATAAAGAAAAGTTTGATATCTTTTTTAAGAACGGTAACTCAGATTATAATCTTGATGAAGTAACAGAGCAAATGAGTAAAGATTTGGAGCTTTCAAATATGTTTTGTTTGAAAGGGCTTTGGAGTTTAGATAAAAGCTATTGCGAAAAGTTAGAAGTAATTGATTTTGAAAAGGTTCGTTACAGATTGAGTGATGATATGATTTCTGTTAGTGATGATTGGAGCGACACAAGAAATAGCACAATAAAAGTAATAAAACCTTTTGATGCTGGAGATAGAGATTCAAGAGAATTTTATTTAATATTTCAAGAGAAAAGCAAACAATCAATAACTGGAAGAAGGGTTAATAAGTCTACTTATCCACAACCTCCATACTCGGGTGGTATTACTTCAATCTTGACTGATGTTAAGATAAATAAGTACACATTAAACGAAATATCCAACAATTTTTCAACTGGGACAATTATCAGTTTAAACAATGGAATTCCAACTGATGACGCTGAAAAAAGAGCAATAGAAAAGGATATAAGAGATAATTCAACTGGAGAAGAAAATGCTGGAGGTACAATGATTTTGTACTCAAATGGAAAAGACAATGAAGCATCTGTTTTATCACTTAACGGAAATGATTTAAAAGATAGGTACACTGCATTAAGTCAAGACAATCGAAACAATATTATACTTGCTCATTCAGTAACAACTCCTATTCTATTTGGAATTAAAACTGAGGGATCACTTGGTAATGCAACCGAACTTGAAATTGGTTATAAGATAATGAAGGCAAACTATTTCAAGTATAAACAAAGGTCGATTCTTTCAGCTTTGAATCATATTGCACAAAGAGGAAATGGATTAACTGGAAAGATTGTTTTTAATGAAGTAAACTTAGATTTTATTCCAGAAGTAGTTGAAGAAGTTGTGCCAGAAGAGCCAACTGTATTTAACGAAGAAATTGATGTAATATCTGAATTAGAAAAGTGTGGGATTGAAAGACCGACAAGCGTAATTTACTCTAAGGCATTGCCAAACGAATTTAATATTGATGAAGAGAAGGAGAAGTTAATGGAGGACTTTAAAAAAGAAACATTTGCAAGTCTTTCAGCAATTGAGAACCAAGTTTTAGCAATGCTATCTGATAAGAATGATTATAATTCAATTAGAAAGTCATTAGGAATAAACGCTTTTAAACTTACAAGAATTTACAAAAGGCTTAATACTTTAGGTTTGATTGAGGGTGTTAAGGTTACAACAAACGGAATGAGGGAAATTGCTAAACAAGATGTAAGCAGAATACAAATATTTTACTCTTATGATTTGAATCCTTCTATTCCTGGTCCAAGTATTCTTCCAAACAATAGAACAAGAGATTTCTGTAAAACATTAGTTGGATTGTCTGAATTTAGAGTGTGGAGTAGAGAGGATATTCAGAAAATAAGTGATAGAGCGAAAAGAAATGTATTTGCTTATCGTGGGGGGTGGTATAACAATCCACAAACAAAAAAGAACACTCCTTGGTGTCGTCACATTTGGAAACAAGAAATAGTATTTAGCTAAAATATATGAATTACTTAGTAGATATAGCAACATTAAAACATTATTCATACATTGATAGTGATGTAAATGATGAAACATTAAATGTAACTTTAAAGAGGGTGCAAGATATTTATCTTGAACCAGCTCTTGGAACAACTTTATACAAGAGATTGTTGCAAGGTGTTGAGAATGATGATTTGACTGCCTTAGAAGTCGCCTTAATGGTTTACGTTCTTGATTTTGTTTATGTAGGTTGCGAATTAAAAGCATCAAACCATAATAACTGGAAGATAAGGAATAAAAATGTAGGGGTTGCAAGTGATGAACATACAAGAGCAAACTCTGTTTCTGACTATAACAATTATGTTGATGAATTAAGAAAGGATTTATCCTTTTACAAGAATAGATTGATTGGTTACTTAAAAGATAACAGATCGAGTTATCCACAATATATTTGCACTACAAAAAAAGAGGATATTAATCCTGAGAATCAGGGGACAAATTACACTTCAAAAATTAGCTTTTTATAACCTATGAAACCACAAAAGAAAACGATTGATAAAGTTAGAATGGAAGCCATAAGAGTAAAAAAAGCAAATGAAAGCAACAATAAAAAAAATAAGTAGTGAATTAAGTTTATTAGCATCTGCACACTTGCAAATAAATTCATATTTCTATGGGCAATTTTTAGATATTTACGAAAGTAACGAGGTTAATCAAACTTCTTTACTGGCAAATATTAAGGATGTTTCTATTGATAGGCATTTTGTAACAATGCAACTTGGACTTATGGTTTGTGATAAGATAGATGATGGAAAGAAGGTTGCAACTGATGTTGATTCCGAAACATTACAGATAATGAATGACTTAATTAAGGTAATCACTACTTCTGCAAGGTGGCAACAATTCGGGATTGTTTCCGATTCTACAAGTATTCAGAATTTCAGTCAAAAGGGTGGGAGCGTTTTAAACGGTTGGTTTTGTAATTTAAGTGTAAAAGTTAAAAATGAAAATGGGTATTGTGATTTACCAATAATTGAATATAGTTATGATTGATTTTAGTAATTATTATAGCGATATTGTTTTGGCAATTGGTGGAGTTTTCGCTTATGTTGGAGGAAGGAAAATGAAAACCATTGATGAAAAAAAGGCTGGAAGTGATGCTTTGAACTCAATGCAGAATGCTTATAACGAATTTGTAATTGACCAAAAAGAAAGGTATCAAGAAATAAAGGAGGAATTGAATTATGTTCGTGAAGAATTAAGAGCAGTAAAGGAAGAATCCAAGACTTTGAAAGAAGAGGTAAAAACTTGGAAAGGGAAATACAATTCACTTAAAAGGCAATTTGATAAATACAAAAAAAATGAAACTAACTAAAAACTTTTATTTACACGAATTTAGTTGTAATGATGGAACTCCAGTTCCAGAAAAGTTTATGGATAATGTTCAAGAGTTAGCCAATAACCTACAAATTTTAAGAGATTATTTAAAACAACCGATTGGGATAAATTCTGGTTTTAGGCATCCTGAATATAACAAAAGAATAGGGGGTGTTAAAAATAGCCAACATTTAACTGCATCAGCTGGAGATATTGTTGTAGGAAATATGACACCAAAGCAAGTAGCAAGAAAAATAAGAATGCTTATTGATTATGGAGTAATGGAAGAAGGGGGGGTTGGATTATACAACTCATTTACTCATTACGATATTAGAGGGAAAAAAGCAAGGTGGGACAATTCAAGTTTATTTAACTTTTAGCATAAAAAAAAGGAGCTGAATTAACAACTCCATTTCTTATTATTATGAAAATCAAAGGTAACAACTCCTTATCTACACAAATATAGTAAATTTTATGAGATATCTATTATTTTTAATACTAATTATATTAATTTCTTGCAATCCGATAAGAAGGCACAACAGAATAGTTGATAGATTTCCTTATGTACACGTTATAGATAGTGTCAAATTAGTCGATACAATAAGGCTAACAACAAATAAAGTACAAATAGATACGGTTACTCTTATAAGTGCCTTAAAAGACACGATAACAATTACAGAGGACAATCTAACATTGAAAGCTTATATCGTGAGGGATAGTTTTTACTTGCAAGGAATATGTGATACAATATTCATAGAGAAAATAATTACTAATACAATCCCAGTTTACAAATCTGCAAAAGCTCCATTTAATTGGATTTGGGTTTATTTGTTTATTGCATTAGTTATTGCAATAATAATAATTAGAAAATTTAGTTAAAGAAAAACGTGCGCAAAGAAAGAAAAACGTGCGCAAACTCAATGTTATTTTTGTTAGTTTAATTATTTTTTATTATATTTGGAAATGAAACGAACTCGATTAACTAAAAACGAAGCAATATTTCTTGGATTTGTACCAAAGGAAAACGAATCTGGAAGAAGTAAAGCAAGGTATTATGTAACTGATGAAGATTTACATAAACTCAAATTATTTAAAGGAGAGGAAACTCCAGCAGTAAAAGTCAAGACTGAAAGCGTTCCAAATGATTATAACAACAAAAAAGAATTTGTTTTATCAGCTTGGAATAAGGATGGTTTTATGATGGATATAGATAAGTATTGCGAACATTACCAACTACCAAGAAATGATATTTCTTCTTATAAATTAGTTTCTCATACTGGAACACCTTATTATAATATTGTATTCAAAGAAAATACTTTGGATATTGAATCAAGCGAAATTGATTTTGATAGTATTATTTCAAAACATATTAATCCAGTTGTAGTTGACAAAGTAAAACAATACAACCAATTTGATTTTGATTCCTTAACATATTCAGATGTGCATATTGGAATGGATACAAATTCAAAAGGGAACTCTATGTACTCCACATTATGGAATGCCGAAGAAGTAATGATTGCTTCAAATGAAATGATAAACCAAACAATCCAGAACCAAAATAGTGATTTATTAATCATTGATGAACTTGGAGATTTGTTGGATGGGTTTAATGGAAAGACAACAAGAGGAGGACACGATTTGCCACAGAATATGACAAATGAAGAAGTGTTTGATTGTGCTTTAAGGTTTAAAATGAATATTCTGGATAACT